CTTCTATAGATACGGCTCGCAATAACATAATCGAAGCAATCGAAGAGGGTCTTGATGTTGACCGATACAGGGGCGGGAATGCTCTTGATACACAGGTGACAGGCATTGAGATTGATGAAGGTTCTATTGACCCCATTGGTGGGGTTATTATGACAGTTCGTGTTGTATACCAATATACTCGCGGAATAACTTAACTTAAATTAAAAGGTAAATATCATGGCGACTAAAACAGGCGCATCTGGAGTAGTAAAAGTACAAGTCTCAGGCACGACTGTTGCCGTGGTGGGCGAAGTACGTTCTTTCACGTTTGAAGGCTCCGCAGACACCGTTGAAGACTCAGTAATGGGTGATTCAGTTCGAAGCTACAAAACAGGTTTAAAAACAAACACAGTATCGTTAGATGTATACTGGGATGAGGCTGACGCACAACAGCTTATTCTCGATGAAGGTGTTGACATTGATTTTGAAATCTACCCTACTGGAACAGGTAGCGGCGAGACTTTCTTTACTGGTGGCGGCATCGTTACATCGCGCTCTATTACTGGCTCATTTGACGGAATGGTTGAGGCTAGTTTCAGCGTTCAATGCAGTGGAGCGGTAACCGAAGCTCAAGTTGCTTAACTAACATAAGGGGATAAATCATGGGATTAGCGAAAGAGTTACGAGGACGAAGAACAGTAGAGGCTAGAGAAGTTCTAGTCCCTGCGTGGGGTGACGAAGCTGGAGCGTTTAAGATGTATTGCAGACCAATAACCTGTTATGACTTAGACCAACTACAGAAGAAGCACCCTAACTTTTTAAACAATACTACAGTCGGCGCGATGGTTGACCTAATATTGATGAAAGCAACAGATGAGGGCGGCGAAAAGCTGTTTGCGTCTGCTGACCGAATCGATTTGATGGGTGAAGAAACTAACGTAATATCCGATATTGCTAATCAGATGTTTTCAGAGATTGAATCAGTTGAGGCATTTGAGGGAAACTAAAAAGCGATCAGTCAAGGATGAATCTGCTTTCTTTGGCTGACCGCCTCCACCTTACCATCGAAGAAGCAGAGCAAATGCCTGTCAATCATTTCAACGAGTGGTTGGCCTATTTCCAGATAATGAGTGAGAAAAATGGCTGAAAATGTAAAGATTACCATTAGGGCGTTTGACAAAACCAAGAAAGGCTTCGGCACTGTCACGGCAGGACTCAAGAGCATTACTGGTGCTGTGTTTTCGATGCGTACAGCTTTAGTAGGTGTTGCTGGATTAGCAGGATTTGGCTTACTGGTACGATCATCATTAAACGCGACTGACTCACTCTCTAAGACTGCAAGCAAGATAGGCACAACTGCCGATGCTCTTGGCGCACTTAGATATGCGGCAGAACTCACTGGCGTAGCAACCACAACAATGGACATGGCATTACAGCGGTTCACCCGAAGAACTGCCGAAGCCGCTATGGGAACAGGTGAGGCAAAGGGCGCTCTAAAAGAACTAGGAATCAATGCCCAAGAATTAACCCGAATGCCGTTAGATCAAAGAATGGTTGTTCTGGCTGATGCTTTTTCTGGTGTTACAAATGAATCAGATAGGCTTCGGCTTGCTTTTAAGTTGTTTGACTCTGAAGGTGTTGCGTTAGTTAATACTCTCGCTGGTGGCGGTGACGCATTAAGAAAGATGCTGGGCGAGGCAAAGGCTTTAGGTCTAACCATGTCAGGCAGTGCCGCCAAAGGCGTGGAAGAGACTGTTGATGCAATTACCAAGCTAAAAAGTTTATTTAAAGGCGTTACCGATCAAATGGTTGCGGCTTTTGCTCCTGCATTAAATATGATGGTTACTAGCTTTACTCACTTTCTACAGCGTTCTATTGAGACTAAAGGCGGCGTTGAACGGTTCGCAAAGGCGTTAGCTGTTGATCTTCTGCGGGGGGTTCAGGTTGCTTTGTTGGCTTTCCAAGACTTAGCTAATGGATTTGTGATTGTATATAACACTGCTTTAACGGCAAAAGATGCTTTAACTCAGGTGTTTACATCCGAAGCCAATATGAACGCCAGACAGCTTCGTGTTGAGATTGATAAGACCACGAAAGCACTGCAAGATCGCCAAGCTAGAATGTCGGGAATGACAGACAGAATGCTTAGTAATGCTCAGTTGCAAAACATGGCTGACAGGAAAAACCTTGCTGGCTTGCAAGCATTGCTTGAGAAAGCCATAGAAAGCGGCGATGCTTTACAGTTAATGGGCAAGGTCAAGCTCGGTGAGGAACTTGCTGGTCAGATTGAAATGATCATCTTGTCACTCGAAAACGTGTCGTCGATTATTCCTAAAGCGGTTATTCCTGCTCTGGAGTCGATAAATAATCTTGAACTCGGATTTAAGTCATGGAGCGACTCCTTGCCGTCTATGGACGAGAATATTCAGAGCTTAACTAAAAGCGGTTTGAGCGGACTAACTGACGCGCTGACAGCAGGTGTTACTGGTGCGGCTAACTTTGCTGATGCTATGAAAGCAATGGCTAAGTCTGTAGTTGATAGCCTGATTAAGATGCTCATTCAGAAATACATTGTCGATGCGGCGTTTGGGTTTATTACGAGTCTTGGAAGCAGTGGCCCAACTTCCGTTAACCCTGGCACGCGAATGACTCCTGGCGGCAATATATCTCTGGAAGGTGGCGGCTTTACTGGTATGGGTTCTCGCTCTGGAGGCGTAGATGGTAAAGGTGGGTTCAATGCCATACTGCACCCCAATGAAACCGTTATTGATCACACTAAAGGCGGCGGCGGTGGTGGTGGCGTAGTAGTCAACCAGACAATTAATGTCACTACTGGCATACAATCTACCGTTAGGGCTGAGATCATCCAATTGATGCCTCAGATAGCACAGGCGGCCAAAGGTGCTGTTGCAGATGCTAGGCTTCGCGGCGGTAACTTCTCTAAAGCAATGGCGGGTGCATAATGCCTTTATCTTTTCCGAATGTTGGTATACAGAATATGTCTATGCGATTACGTCGAGTGGTCGCCATTGCTGAGTCACCCTTTACCCTAGACACTCAAGTCTATACGCATCAAGGCGCTAGATGGGAAGCGGAGATCAGTTTGCCGCCTTTAACTCACGCAGAGGCACGATCAGTCGAAGGATTTATAGTAGGCTTAAAAGGGCGGGAAGGGACGTTCACGTTCGGCAATCCTTTACATACAAGCACAGCCACAGCCACCTTGTCAGCGTCAGCCGCGATTAGAGCTGAGACTTTGACCACTACGTCAGGTGGTTCTGCGGTTACTGCGGGTACTTATTTCCAATTAGGCACTTACCTTTATTTGGTAACGTCTGATAAGGCTAGTGGGGCAGGGACTTTAAACTTCCAACCACCATTAAGAGAAGCCATTGCTAGCGGTCAAGTTTGTGATTTTACCCTGCCTGAAAGCCTTTGGCGCATGACTGCAAATGACGTTGGCTGGAGTATCAGTGAATCGAGTATTTACGGTTTCAGTTTTGCTTGTGAGGAAGCCTTGTGAGTAGAACCCTAACTAGTGGAATGCTAGGCGTAACTACAGCAGAGGTGGTTCGGCCTGTTTACTTTGTGCGAATGGTCTTTGATGCGGGTGAATCACCTAACGTACTCAACCTCTGGAATGGCATAGGCAACCTTGCCTATGGCGGCAATACTTATACTGGAGTAGGTGATTTGCTGTCTATCAGTCAGATCACGGAAACCTCAGACATTCAAGCCACTGGTATCAATGTCCACCTAACAGGTATTAAATCCTCATTTATTGTGATTGCTAAAGACCACGAATATCAAGGCAGACCGCTAACCGTTGCTCTTGGTGCGTTTGATGCTTCTGGTGATTTGATTGCCGACCCTGTTATTGTTTTTTCTGGCTTCATGGATACAATGACAATCTCCGAAAACGGAGCTTATTCTACTATTGGCATATCGGTCGAGAACAAATTGGTCTCATTCGAACGATCTAAAGTAAGGCGCTACACCGCAGAAGATCAAAAGATAGATTACCCAACCGATAAGGGCTTTGAGTTTGTCACGGCTATTGTCCAGAAAGAGATCATCTGGGGTAGGTCGTCAGCAACAGCGGGTGGCGCTGGCACTCGAAATGACGGTAATGTAGGGCCAAATTATAATTCGCATTAAGGGGAATGTATGGAAATCGCGCACGAATGTTTGGCATCAGTTAAAGAAGATATAAAACCACTAATCGAAAAACATTGGGAATTGGTCGCCTTAAATCAAGGGAAGATCAAGCTAAACCCTAACTGGGAAGAATATGCAAGGCTAGATGCCGCAGGAATATTAAGAGTTTTTACGGCTAGGGATTCAGGAGAGTTGGTTGGTTATTGTGTGCTAGTGGTCAGTCAATCCATGCACTACAAAGATCACGTTTTCGCTAATAATGATGTTGTTTTCGTATTGCCTGAGAGTAGAGCGGGTGCGACAGGATATAAACTGTTAAAGTACGCTCAAGAACACTGCGAGGACAATGGCATTTCTTGCTTGAATATAAATAC